GACCTCGTTCAATACGGCATTGGCATCATACACGTCCTTCTGGTTGCCTGACTCGTGGAGGATCACATACCACGGCAGTGCCACCCGTGCATCCCCCTGGTTGGCGCCCAGGGCATACCCTTTATTGATTGACAGTGCCATCCTTGGTGTCCTCCTTCGGCCCAGTCTTGAGCTGAGCACCGGCGTCCCGTTGGTCTTCATGCTTCTCCTCCGGCACTGTGGTCAGGGGAGCAGCCGGCAGTGTCTGGGCCTCGTTGAGACTCGCAGGGCTGGCCGCACTCTCGGTCGTACCGAAGGCCGTGGCCGACAGTCCTTTAACACCGTCGAACAGGCCCGAGGTAGCAGCACCCAGCAGCAGACCTTGCAGCGCAGCGGGTACCCAGTTACTGTCCTTGGTTGCAACCACCGACACCAGACCGGCCACCACACCCAGGCCCATGGCGATCCACGGCAGCCACTTGTTATTGACCTTTGTCTGCTTGATGGCCTGCACCAAGGCCAAAATAATAGCGGCGCTGATCACCAGCTCCGCTGCCGTACCGAGATTTAACGTTTTGATAAAATCCATTATTCATCGTCCTTCTTTCGTTCGTTGAGTTCTTTCCGTAGTCGGTCGACTTGCTTTTCGGACGCCAGCCACTTGGAATAAATGGCATCTCGTTCGGCTCGGAGGCTCTCGATGAGCTTGTCACGACTGTTGATATCGTCATTGTGTTCTTCACGGTGATTCTTCTTGTTAAATTCGAGATACGCCAGAAGCCCCAATAGCAAAGGGCTTAACACATTTAAGAGCGGCGCCAGTTGCTTAATGATCTCCTCCATTGGCAGCGCTCCCCCTTGCCAGCAAGATAATAAATGCAGTCACCGCAGCGTTGCTCATCCACGGCATAATGTCAGTACCCAACACAACCCAGTGAATCAGCTGATAAGTCGCCAAGGCGCCCATGGTCATGGTCGATAGCACAAGGATTGCCCGATTCCATCGGACGTCTTTCGCACCTAATAGCACCCAGAGGAGAAAGGCCATGCCGACCAGCATAAACCAAAAGCCAACCCAGTCATCATTGACAAAAAGTAAAAAATTTCCTGGAGGCCAGCGGAAATATTTGTCATGATTAACTAGGAAAATACCTGTTCCGATGTGCAACAGGCCAAGCACCTCATGCTGCGGATTGTCTTTAATCCGTTGCCACATCGCTCTTCACCTCCTTACACCAACATTCCTGCCAAGAAGCTGGCAGCCACCAACAGGACTATGCCTGCGGCTTGCCAGCGTCGTCGTTTTTTTCTGTATCGAGGATCTTCTGGACCTGGGGACGGATCACTTCAGGGACTTCTTCAATCGTGCGGCCGCCATCTAGGACGTTGGCGGCGTACAGGGCAGAAAGCGCGGAAAATTTGAAATTCAACATGATAATTTCCTCCATTCAATTTTTGGCAAATAAATACCGCTACTTTTCAGCAGCGGCTGCATCGACTAGCTTCTTAACGTCATCCCGAATCAGCTCCGGGACAGATTCAATTGTTCGCTGACCATCAGTAATGGCCTTGGCATACAGCTGCTTGATGGCGTTCATTACTTGTTACTCCCTTCATCTGCTGGCTTGGTCTCGGTGGCGCTCTCCTTAGACAGCACCAGGTCAGAAATTTCCAGTAACGCCGCCTGCAACTGCTTGGCCTGCAAGCTGGCACCCTCTGCCGCTGTCTTGGCATCAGTCGCCGCAGTATTGGCCGCAACCGCAGTCTGACCAGTGGACTTCAGACCAGCAGCAAATTCGCTCAATTGCAGCTTGAGCGCGTCAGCCGAACCGTCAATCCATTTGAGCTGACTCCAATCATAAAATGGGAGCTTGGCTTTGAGATCGTCTGGGATTGGATCAGTGGTATACGGATGCGTAGCTTCCACGTCCGTCGGCCAATACATTAGCGCAAAATACGTCCCGTCTGGCCGGACTTTTTCATATGTCTTATAAACCTTCTTCATTGCATTCTCTGCCATTCTATTTACGTCCTTTCACTATTTACTTCTGCGCACTCAATGAATTAGATAAAGATAGAGATGGATATGCCAAAACATTTAGGTTTACCCCCCCCCCCCCAGATTTTTGAACTCCACTCCCCCAAGGGATATCGTCTGACGCTCGGTGCCACCAATTACTAAAGCCATAGCTTCATCACACCTTTTCTGTAATCATTGTTAACACCGCTGAATAGTACGAACCGGCAGAAACTGCAAACAAATTATCCGAACCACCAGTCAAACCAATTACATTCGTGTTTTCATTCACGGTAATGGTCAGTTTCAGCTTTGCTGTGTTGAAACTCAATTGTCTCAACTGTTCAAATGGTGTTGAGGGATCTTTGTATTCTAAGGGTTCACGAATATCAAATATTTGTGACCAGTCAGTGATGCTCAGCCCTTTTACAAGTTGGTCATACGTAGCTTCTATTGGGATCGCCTTATACGTACCTCCGCTGTCAGACGATGGATATTTACGTATAGAATTGCCGGCGGGGGACTGGATTGCCGACGGTACAATTTGAAACCAGATCTGAACTGGGCCATCAGGTTTCTTAGCCAACATAGCACTGTATGTCGAATGCATCGTAGAAATTGAGTTAACATTATAAGCCGGAACCGAAAGAATGTTCAGTAGTACCCCCCCCCGACTTTCTGGACGAATTCAGTCCCTTTAACGGAAATCGTTCGTCTTTCTTGTCCATCTATGATTAATGCCATTCGTTAAACCTCCTCAAAGTGCTGATATCCGAGCGACAGTGATCACATAAGTGCCACTGCCTCCAGTGCCAGCCATTTCAGTCAAAGAAATGTCCCTAACGGAGAGCGAAATTTCATGTTGCGCAGGAGTGATTGTAATCAAGCCATGTGTAGTAAACATACCGTCTCGTGCCCCGTTTGCATAGAAAACGAAGTCATACCCATTGGTTTTTGTAACTTCGTTAAATGTGATGGGCTGACCACTTTGCAGCTGTGCTTGGGAGATCTTGAAAGGCGCGGTCGGGTTGAAAGTGAGCTTATCAGTTTCAACGTACGTATTCGCGATTAAGTCGGGGCGATTACGATCAGGGATGTGCTTGAGCAATTCAATTTTAATACCGTTGACGTTTTTCCAATTGGGCTTTACAGTTTCGGGCATTTGAATCGAACCGCTACTTTGAGACCCGGACCACAACAATGTCCCAGCTGCCAAAGGTTCAATCAGCGAAAATTCTTGACCAGCAACTGACAAGGTTTCACGTGCTGTTCCGTCAATTATCAGTGCCATTTGATCACCCCTTCTCATCGATTGCCCAAATGCCATTCTGCTTCTCGGTGGCACTGAGCTTATCATAGGCTGTCCGCGCTATCGGCTTGATATAAGCCGATAGCACCGTGTCAATCTGGGCACTGACTTGATCAGCCGTGCGGTATTGCTTGCCGTTTTCGATGGTCAGATACGTTGCGGCAGCACTCGTCTTGGTCAGAAACTTGGCGACCAGTTCGTCAGTCGTGGTGTACTTACTCATATCCGGTGCCGGGACAGCAATGGCGATATTGCCATCAGTGGCTGGCAGAATCTTATCGCCGCCGTTAATGGTCACGGACCGGGCAGGCTTACCCAATTCGTCCTTGGTGGCATAGGTATCTTTGATCCGGTCCTCCAGCTTATCCAGTGCAGCCTGCCCTAAACCCGATGTGCCGTCCTCTGGCAGGATGATCTCCAGCTTGTCCGTGTCACCAATCGTCGAACTAATCCAGTAAGCCTGAGACGAGCCAGCATTGTCTGGATAAACGTATTGCCCAGCCTCAAACGTCACGATGGAATATAGGATCTCCTCACCGGGGGTCTTGTCGTCCACTGGCTTAGCAAACAGCCCGAGTGTGTTGAGTGTAAACGCCTTGGCCGTCTTCGATTGGTCAAAGACAGCTTCCACCTGGACCGTCGTGTCATCAACGACCTTGGCGCCGCTGACCTGCGTCTCCTGATTCACCGGGATATCCTTCCCCAGCAGGACAAACAGTTCATCGTCAGTCTTCGCGTGCAAGTCAATCTCGCTACCGACGGCACGGGTAAACATGATCTTGGTCTGGCCCGCCTGGACCTGAGCAGTCAATTTTAAGCCTGCAGTCGTAAATGTATTACGATTTGTTGCCATTGTTCAGCCTCCTTTCATTGTTTGAATGCCGCTGGGCCAATGTATCGGACACCCCTCTTGGTTGCCACTTGTGCTGTGTACAATCCACAGCTGGCCCAGTGCTTGAACTGCTTGTCCCATGGCACGACTACGCTGCTGCGGGTCCGTGTTGATTGCCCGATGTAAACACCCATCGGATCTGTTTGTACCATGTGCGAGAGCGTCAGATTGACCGGCACGTATTGATTGAGCATCCCGAACAGACGCTGCGTGAGCGCCTTACTCAGTGAGTCAGTCAGAACGAAGATGCGAAATGTTGGCCCGTCAACTTGTACCGTCGCCTCAGAAAATCCCATGAGTTTGAGCAGCTCACGCAGGTACTTAATGGTGATCGGCCGGGGCGGTAACAAATGCAGCAGCACATCATAACGACGTGTCTCCAGGTCAGCACCTGGCAACGGCGTGATGCCGAGCATGTCCTCGTAAACGGAAATGCCGTCCACGTCCGCCAACATAATGGACTGATTTCGCCCAGTACGGATCACGGTGGCATAAAGCTCGTCAAGCTGTGGCTGCTCAGCTTTCATCAACTCATGCATGTCCAGCACGTCATCATAATAGTCAGGCAGCAGGCTCTCCAGCCGAATCAACTCAGCCATTGACGGTCACCTCACCAACAACTGGCAGCTCAGACAGTGTGCCCGTTGACGTCATCTTGATATCCACATCGCCGCCAGCAATGGTCAGGTCCGTGGCGTTGATAATGCCCGGGATACGGAGTATGGCCGCGATGATTTGAGCCCGCAGAATGCGTAGAGTATATGAACGATGAGAAATGTCCATGCTGCCCCAGGTCCGGCGTACCGAGTCAAAATAGCCCTCGATGGCATCGTTAATCTGAGTCCGAACCTCATTGACCTGAACGCTGCCGTCTGTTTGGACAGTCACCACCACATCAATCTTGCGTTCTGTCGGCCCGATGACCGTAACCGTGTGGCCAATTGGTGCCAGACCATAACCGTCACCGGGCATGTCCTGCGGATCAATGGCTGCTTGCACGTCGTGGATGAGCTGCTCACTGGGCGGGGAAAAATCATTGTCCAGGATGACCAGCTTGACAGTACCGCCCCCGGCCCATGTCGGATATATCTGGACGGCGCCAACGGTATGCAGCTGTGCCATCATATCCTGATAATCAGCCACGTTGCCGCCATAGGCATTGACGTTGTAATTTGCCAGGATTCGTTTGCGGAACACGTCGTCAGTCTCGACATTACGGGCCGGCACACTGATCTCAATAATTTGTGCATCAGCTACGTCATCGTTCGGCGTGATCGGCAGAATCTGGCCAATGTAATGATTTGGCGCGTCACCCGTGGTTTCGCTGGTGAGCTGACCAGTACCGTCATCGTTGACTTTTGAGACGGCATAGAAAAACGGCAACGGGCCAATACTAGCGAAGCGGTCTCCCACCTCCACAATGGCCGGTTTGCCGTCACGGTCCAGGAATCGACCAGTGACAACGGCATTGGACGCCGCAATCCGGGTTAGTCCCCGCTCTTGGCCACGGTAGTCCAGATACTGGTTGGTTGCTGTCTGCGTATAGCTGTCGAGAATCCACTGCCGAATGTACAGGATCACCTCGGCGAAGCTGTACGCAGACGGTGCCAAGGAATCGGAGATGATTGATCCTTGACGGCTGTCGATGTTGCTCGGCACCTTTTCGAGTGCCTTGTCCTTCCAATAGTCATAATCCAATTTGGCCAACTGGTCGGCCATTTCCTGCGGTGTCATGTTGTCACCTCGCTTTCAATATTCAGCAGTCCGAACTGGGTCGTAACAGTAGCAAAAACCGACAGCTCATCACTACCGGTCTGCTCAATCTTGTCAACTCGGACATCGTTCACTCGGTCATCGGCCTTCAAGGCTTCCACCAGCATTCGCCGCACCTCTGCCTTGACGTATGGCATTTCTTTCCCCAGCAACTCTGCCAGGTCGTTACCATACTGATCATCATAAATGGGCCAGACAAACCGCTCAGTCCGCAATATCTTTTCAATCGCTTGGCGTGCTGCATCCTGACCGTCAATCATGCCCACTATTCGACCATTGATTACCCGGTAGGTGAGCGAGGGGGCAGTGACCTCAATCACGTCGCCTTGGTTGTCCATCACTCATCACCTCCGGTCTTTTCTAAGACGAAGAACGACTGACCGCCGTCAGAGCGGATCATCACAACGCCGTCACCGGCTTTGAGTGATTCATCAACTTCAACCTCTTCAGTCCGCTCATTGTCGCTGGTATCCGTCCGGTCCTTGTATTTGAGATTGACCTTGTGTTTGGTCGCATGCAGGCCCAGCGTGATGAAGTTGTCTGTCAGGATCATTGAGTTACTGAGCTGGACCTTGAGCGGCGATGTACTGACGACCTTGCCAAAAACCAGATCAGCATATTCATTAGGCTTGCCGCCCCGCGAATGCATTTGATCAAGCATCCATTCACCCGCCATCAGATACTCACCTCCAGATCCATGGTCCAATTCTTCGGGTCAAACTTGTGCGTGAGCTTCGTGATATTGACCTGGCGCGGGCCAATGCCGATATCAGTCAGGCTCTGCACCTTGATGTAGCAACTGTCCCCGGCCCGCAGATCGGTGGTACCCAAGGCGGTCAGCTTCAGCGTGCGTTCCTCTTTGTTCTTCTCCCGCAAAATATCCTTGGCCTTCTGCTGCATGGCAGCGGCGTTCATCTTGTCGTCATTGACCTTCTCGACAACTTGCAACTTGCCCC